ACGCGTTCCGACGATCTGATCGCGCGGGCCGATCCGGTGAATCCGATGTTCATGCCGGTTTCCTTCGTCGCCCTGAGCAACTGACATGGCACAACCCGACGACACCCTGACGCTGGTGGCCGGCGGCCAGCGGCTCACGGGCTGGGAGAGCGTGTCCGTCACCCGCGGCATCGAGATCATGCCCTCGAGTTTCGAGATCGGCCTGACCGAGAAATACCCCGGTCAGGCCGCCGACATTGTCGTCAAGCCCGGCGATCCGTGCGTGGTGCTGATCGGCAACGACCCCGTCGTGACCGGCTACGTCGATCGCACCCTGCCGGCGATGGCGCCACGCCAGCATACCGTGCGCATCCACGGCCGCAGCAAGTGCGAGGACCTCGTTGATTGTTCCGCTGGCGTGTATCCGGCGGGAACGCCCGGACCCGGCGCGGTCCCCTATCAGGTCCGCGGCATGGTGGTCACCACGTCGTCGCTGCTCGCCATGGCACAGGACCTCGCCAGCCCGTTCGGCATCACGGTGTCAACGCTGACCGGCGACGATGTGCCGGTGTCGGCGGCGGGCGGCGGCCCGGCGCAGTTCTCCATCGTGCTGACCGAGACGCCATACGAGATCATCGAACGGGTCGCGCGATACGCCGCCGTGCTCGCCTATGACGGTACCGACGGCAACCTGATCCTCGCCAACGTCAACGCCGGCACGCACGCGAGCGGATTCAAACAGGGCGTGAACGTCCAGCCGGCCAGCGTCGCCTTCACGATGGATGAGCGGTATTCGATCTACCTGCCGTCGATCATGTCCACGGACTATCTGCACGATCTCGGCACCGGCGGGCTGTTCCTTGCCCTCGCCTATGACACGGGGGTGCCGAGGTTCCGGCCGCTGATCGTCGTCTCGGACCAGTCGCAGTATGGCCAGCTCATCGCGGAGAAGCGCGCGGTCTGGGAGCAGAAGCGGCGCTGGGGCCGATCGCAGGCGGTGCGGCTGACCTGCGATAGTTGGCGCGACAGCGCCGGCACATTGTGGTCGCCGAATTTTCTCGCGCCGGTCGATCTGCCGAAGCTGAAAGTGGTGGCGCAGACGTGGATCGTCGCGGAGGTGAGGTTCCTCCGCTCGGCACAGACAGGCACCACCGCGGACGTGGTGCTGATGCCGCAGGAAGCCTTCATGCCGGAGCCTTCAACCTTGCAGCTCTACGACTGGCAAGTCGGCCAGGCATTGCAGCCCGGCGGCGCGGCGAAGCCGCCCGAGCAATCCGCCGGCACGACACAGGCCGCGCCAGCCTCGCCGGCCGCGACCGGAGGCGCGGCTGCCACCAAGCCCTCGACGTTGCAGTTCACCGATTGGGACAGGCAACCGCCATGAGCGCGCCCGAACGTCTCTGGCGCCGCGTTTGGAACATGCTGGCGATCGGCAGGGTCGGCACGGTTGACGACAGCGGGACCGCGCAGCGCGCGCAGGTGAAGGTCGGCTACCTCGAAACGATCCCGGCCGCCTCGGTGGTGCAGCAGTTCGGTCTGGCGTCGGTTCCGCCTCCCGGCACCGACGCGGTGGTGATCTTCCTGGCCGGCAACCGGGCGTCCGGCGTGGTGATCGGCACGAACAATCAGTCGCTGCGGCCAACCGGGCAGAACCCCGGCGAGACAACGCTGTTCAACGCCTTTTCCATGTCGGTCGCCCTGACGGAGGACGGCATCGTGATCAACGGCGGTGGCAAGCCGGTAACGATGACGAACGGCGATCTGCATGCCGGCAACATTGTCGCGGCCGGCACCGTTGCGGTCACCGGCGAGATCACGGTCAACGGAACGCCCCTCGCGGTGCCCTGATGGACATCGGCATCACCTGGGATGCCACCACGCTTTGCGGCGATTGGTCGGTCACGTCCGGCGACCTGGTGACCGATCCTGGTGGCCTGCGCTCCGCTGTCCTGCTCAGCTTGTTCACCGATCGCGTCGCATCGACCGACTATCGGCCACCGGCCGGCACGCCATGGGAACGCCGCGGCCATTGGAGCGATACCTACGAGCCGTCGCCGCTCGGCTCGCGCCTGTGGCAGTTCAATCGTTCAAAGAAGACACCGGCGCTGCTCGGTCAGGTGCAGGACTGCTGCAAGGAGGCCCTGCAATGGCTGGTCACCGCCGGTGTGGTTTCGACGGTCACTGTCGCCGCTGCATGGCAACAGCCCGACGTGATCGGCCTGGTGGTGACGCTCACGCCGCCGAACGCGCCGGCGCAGACGTTCAACTTCGCCTGGGCATGGCAGGGAGCGTGATCGGTGCCGTATGCCCGCAAGACACTGACGCAACTCCGCGACGACATCCTGGCCGACATCAACTCGGCGCAGATCACCGATGCGACCGGCAACATCGTCGCCGGTTTGCTGCAAAAGGCGATCCTGCGCGTTATGGCCTATGCGCAGGCCGGCGTCGGCTATGAGCATTACGGCGAGCTCGATTGGATCGCCTTGCAGGCCGTGCCGTGGACGGCGACCGATGAGTTCCTCGAAGGCTGGGCGGCGCTCAAGGGCATCTTCCGCGAGCCCGCGACGCCGACCATCGGTTCGGTGACCTTTCCGGGAACCGGCACCACGGACTGTCCGGTCGGTACGTCGATCGTGCGCAGTGACGGGTTCGCCTATGCGACCGCCGCCGATGCCGCGGTCAGCGCCGGCAGTGTCACGGTCACGATGCAGGCTGTCACGCCTGGCTCGGCCGGGAATTTCGACCCCAACACCACGTTCCTGATCGGCAATCCGATCCTTGGGATTTCGTCGCAATCCACCACTTCGTCACAGACCACCGCTGGTACGGACATCGAGACCGATGCCAGCCTGCGGACCCGCATGCTGGCGGCCTACGCGGCCCCACCACAGGGCGGCGACCGGCAGGACTATGTCGAGTGGGCGCTCGCGGTCCCTGGCGTGACCCGCGCCTGGGTGGCGCCGCTGCTGGCCGGCGGCGGCACGGTGTCGGTGTTCTTCATGATGGACGTGGCGGAGGCCGCGCATAACGGCTTTCCGCAGGGCAGCAACGGCGTGGCGGCGAACGAGCCGCGCGATGTCGCGGCGACGGGCGATCAGCTCACCGTTGCCAATGCGCTGTTTCCCAAGCGTCCGGTGACCGCGCTGGTCTATGCGTGCGCGCCAGCCGCCTCGCCCGTGGCGTTTACCGTCGCGGACCTCGGCGCCAACAACACGGCGGCGATGCAGACCGCCATCACCGCGGCGCTGGCCGATATGTTCGTGCGGCTGGGCAATGTCGGCGGCAGCGTGGTGCCGTCCACCGGCGCCGCATGGCCGGCGATCGAACCGGATGCCTGGTATGCCGCGCTGGAGGCGATACCGGGCCTGACGGGCTTCAAGGTCACTGCGCCCGGCGCCTCGATCGCGCCGGGCGTTGGCGCGCTGTTCACCGTCGGCACCGTGACGTTCGTGAGCTGACCATGCCCGCCCCGAACTATCAGGACGCCGACTTCGCCGCGGCATTGCAGGCTCATCTGCCCACCGGGCCGATCTGGCCGCGCGATCCTGGCTCGGTGCAGGCGCAGGTGTGTCAGGCGCTGATGCGGCAGTACACGCGGCTGCACGACCGGTCGGTCAATCTGTTGTCCGACGCCTTCCCGGTTGCGCCGGTTGAACTGCTGCCGGAGTGGGAGGCAACGCTCGGCCTGCCGGACCCTTGTGCGGGTGTGTCGCCGACGGTCCAGCAGCGCCAGCAACAGGTCAACGCACGGTTCGTGGCGTCGGGTGGGCAGTCCGTCCCGTACTTCGTCACGCTCGCGGCCAATCTGGGTTACGCCGTGACGATCACGGAGTTTGCTCCGTTCCGCGTTGGCGTGAGCAGCGTGGGCGAGGCGCTGACTAATGGCGCCGCGTGGGAGAACGCGTGGCAGGTGAACGCGCCGACGTTCACGATCGAGTACTTCACGGTGGGTCGCGATGCGGTCGGCGAACCGCTGGCGCAGTGGGGCAACACCGTCCTGCAATGCGAGATGCAGCGTCTTGCACCGGCGCACACGACGGTGACGTTCCGCTACTAGACCATTATCCGTTTAGGTTGACCATAACCCGGCAGTGACGCGTTGCGTCACTACCCATAACCGGCATGACGCAGATAAGCAGCGCACTCGG